GCGCCTTGTGCCGCTGCACTCTGCATCCCATTCTGGAACTGATCAGCAGTTACATAGTCAACGCTATTGATACGTTCCACGGTATAGCGAACATCGATTGGTGCGGCAACTGCAACGCCACCATCGCCTGATGCAGAACCGCCACGATTGTCAGGAATAACGCCACCACCACGCGATCCTCTTGAATAACGCGACATGCTTTCGCGCATTTTTGATTCAGGGATGACGTACTCAGGTTCACCACCTTCACCAATTATCGCGTTGGTTGGTTTATTAACAACACCACCATCAGCCATATAAGACTGGACAGCATCAACATTTAGAGTGTTTACACCTCCGCCTCCGCCACCAGGGCCACCAAGCGCCTTCAGGATGGTTTGGTACAAGATCATTGCTAACTGCTGAGCAATAATCTTTTTCGCCATTGCTAAGAAATCAGAGGCAATAGATTTCAACATGTCTGCCAATGCTTCCTGCCCAGTCTTGGCACCAGTGACAACATCACCAAAAGCGTTGGCAAACGCATTGCCCATTGATGTAGCAGCAAATGCAACTTGGTTTTGTGTCTCTAAAAGCTTTTCAAGCTGCTGCTGCATCTGAAAGCCAGGGTCGGCTTCAAGTCGACGTTTTGCAGCTTCTTCTTGCCGCTTGGTCTCTTCTGCTGCTTTTTTATTTGCTTCGTCCGTGAGCTTTTGCTGTTCTTCGCGCCGATCTAAAATATCTTGTTCAAAACCAGCCGCCGCTTCTAATAACGCTATTTCTTCTTCACGCGGCAATAAGCTAGCTTCTGCAATTTTTTGCTTTTCAATTTGAAAATTAAGAACAATTCGTTCTGATTCAGTTAAAGCATCTGATTGACCAAGCAAACGCTTGTTTAAGTCAAACAACTCTTGCGACATATCAACACGTTCTTTTGCTGCAGCGCCTTTGCTGCTGCCATTATTTTTTAGTTTTAATGATGCGCTTGGATCAAAAGAGCTGTTTCCTGCCCCAGGAACAGCATCCATGGTTTTGAGACGATCTTGCATAAATTGTAAAAGCGTCTCTTGAAAGCCAGTACCACGCAGTTTTGAAAATTCTTTGGCACGCTCCTCCAAATCAGCTAAACCGGCTTCGCCAAAAAGTTCTTTTGCACCTCCTCTTACATCACCACCTGTAAGCCCTGCAACAATGTTTGTTGGTATTAAACCTGCTTCTACATCTCGTCGAGCCGCAGCAGCCGCAGGCTTAGTCGCTTGAGTAATCAAGCTATTAATTTGATTGAGAGTGTCAGCCGCGACACCCCCAATAAAACGTATTGGTCCCTCTAAATTAATTATTAACTCAGCCAAACCGCTAAAGGATTCAGCCAGTATAGGAACAACATCCTGCGTAAGTGCTACCTGAACTTCTTCGGTTGCATTTTGAAAGTCCTTTATAGCTTGTGCGGGGCCGCCTAAGGCGTCTTTAAGCTGGTCAGCACCTTCTGTTTCAATTCTTTTAAGAGCTTTTAAAACTATGTCACTTGTGATTTTCCCTTCTGCTGCAAACTTGCGCAAAGAGCCCTGTGCAATACCAGTTTCTTTGCTGATTGCCGTTAAAATGCCGGGAACTTGTTCGGAGATGCTATTAAATTCATCACCACGCAATGCACCAGAGCCAAGAGCCTGCGCTAACTGAGTAAAAGCATTTGACGCCTCTACAGATGTAGCCCCGCTTAAACGAGCAACAGTATTAAAACCGTTATAAATGCTAGTTATGTCTTTTAAGGACACCCCGACTGGTCGCAACCTTGCAAAGATGTTTGCAAAAGCTGCGTTGGCCTCTGTCTGGCTTATGCCAAATTTCTTAGATGCTTTAGCTGCTGCCGCTTGAGCCTGCTCTACTTCGCCATACCCTTTTGCCAAAAACTCTAAGCGCCTTACAGATTCAGCCCTTGCGATGCCAGCCTGCCCAGCCTTGAAAAACGCAAACCCAACTGCAGCTCCTGCAATGGCATTTTTTACGTTAGTCATTGCACTAACTGTTTTCTTGGCGTCTCTACCAACAGAGGCAAAAGTGCTTTTGCTCTTACGCTGCAATTTATTAAAAGCTTGCTCAAGTTTTTTGCTTTGCTGCTCAACCTTTCGCAGCGGATTAACAGCCTTAGCGGCTTCGACGATCAGTTCAACGCTCGCTCTTGCCACGACTGATCCAGTGCTGGCCCTATCCTACCGCCGTCTTGTTTTTGCGCGATCCATTGCTTGCTGCTCTCGCTCACCCTTCAATTCGTAGTACGCAGCAAAATGCACAAGCTCCGCATCGGTTAGTTCCGTGCGAAGCCTGCTAAGCGTCATTCCCAGTTCGCAGGACAGAAAGAACTCAAAATTGAGCCAACTGTCCTGCTTCAGTCGTTTTTTGCTTCTTCAAGATCAGCCTCTTCACCAAGGCCAAACAAGAACAGCTCAAGTTCGTTCAAGACAGACTCAGGCAACTGCCGTTGAAGCTTGGGAGCATCAGCAGAGGCAAAAGCTTTCGTGCCGTCCTCAAGCTCTGCCATCTGGCACAGCATCTGCGTGCTGATGTCTAATGCTTCTTCAGTGCCAGAAAGGCTTTGCGCTTTTTTACGGTCAGCGCGTGTGATCGGTTTGAAAAACAGATCAACAACTTTCTTTCCTTCAGCGTTTTTTAGTTCAAACTTGCGACGCTGGTTGAGATCAAACGCCCCAACCAGCAGATCGACGGTGCGATTTCCAGCCATTTAATAAAAGCTTGCGCTTAAATCATAGCCTTAGATCCCCCATAAAAAAACAACAAGGCTATCAATTATGAGCAATGGCACCGCACGTTTGGAAATTTGCAGAAACGGTTACAACTTCGCCAACAGTTGAAGTCATTTCAGCGTTGGTGATAATTGCGCCAAAAGTAAAAGAGTTTGCGTCATTAGTAGTTCCGTCTTGGAACAATTCAAAAGAGGCGTCTGCCGCGTCAGACGGCTTAAGGACGTCGTCCATAAAGGCTTTTTGGCTTGCATCGCCTTGATTAAAGAGCAACTCAACAGAGCCAGTCCCTGTAATCAAGCTCCCAATGTAATTGCGGAACGTGTTGCCTTGAACAGTAGTTTCAAGCACTTCTTTGTCGATTGACAAACTCCAACTACGCGTCCCAGCAATTACGCCAAGAGCTCCAGCTCCGGTCTCAAATTCAACTGAGCCTTGTTCGCCTCGGATTGTTGCCATAGTCAGAGTTCCTCGATGGATTCAAAGGTCACACGGACCTGGGTTTGGAAGTAGCCCTCGGGTGCTGCTGAGAGCAACGCCTCTGGGCCTGTTGCAGCGTCGAAGAAAACCTCCGACACGATGACCCTATTGTAAAGGTCTCGAATCCTTTTGCCGATTATAAAATTTTCCCCAGGGCCAACACCTTTGGCTGAAAAGATGCTGATCACGACAAGACCAACAATCCGATTCTGAGAATTGCTTGTGAGCCCTTGGCTTAAATACTCGCCTGCCCCAAAGCTGACAAGGCATTGCACCCATGACGAATTAGGCGTCGGCTCATACGCCATGTTGTGAAACACGACTGGAATGGCAGGGCTGCTAGCTAGCTCTGTCGCAAGCCTGCCTTCGATGGTGGCCCTGATTGCATTGAGATCAGCAGCAGCCATTAGTTACGCCTCCTAAAAACACGGATAAATTGCGGTACTTCTTTGGTAGCAATTTGTTTTCCAATCAAGTCAGGGAATCCAGGAACCGTGCCTTGCCGTGTCCGGTATTTACCTCCCCAACCTGGCGGCAAATTGTTGCCATACAGGACAGGCTCGGCATATTCCATATTGTTTGTGATTTCTGCCTGAAACTTACCAATCCTTGTTTGCCAAGCTCCACGAAGCGTTCCTCCCGTGCCATGCTCTAGCAGTGCTTTTTTAAGAGGGACTGTTTTACCCCCTACGGTAAAAAACATTGGCATAGAGTCAAGCTCGCTCTGCGAATAATTACTGAGCGAAAAAACAGGCGTTTGTTCTTTAACCTGCTTTGTCCAACTCAATGCCGTCAGCTTGACCACCTGCTCAATTTCTTCTTCCATCAGACCAGCAATCTGATCAATTCTGATCTGACGTGCCATCGTTATGCCCTCAGGATTAGTTCGTGAGTAATCGCCGTGTTGTCTTGCTCCGTCGTTTCAACGCGAATGATTTGATGCACAATCGTGCTAATCACAACGCGATCTTTTGTTTCAGGAGCTGATGGCAAATCAGTAGCGGCAACCGTCAAGCGTTTATCGCCTTGCTGGATAAGCTCATTTACCTCGCGAACGCTTACGCCTTCCAAGACACCTTTGACGTTGGTGTCGCTGGTTGTCTCAGCAATTGCGCCCGTTGTGGCGTTATAAGTGCCTGCAGAAAC